ACGAATGAACCGGTCATTCTGTATAAACTTCACGATGATTTCCTTATTCAGATCATTCCTGACAATTTAATTGAGTTCATGGAATCGGATAGGGAAATTCCATCACAAATCAAGAAAGATGTCATTGGTGTATGGGATGCGTCAAATGATAAGATGGTTGATATGCTTACATATATGTATAAATATACCCAAACGACCAATGATTACATTGAGAGTTTGACGGACAGACTAAACGAATATGATAAGTGGTATAGTGACGACAAAGAAGACCGGGATGATGTTAAATCAACACCCCAATCAAACAATAAACGTATTGAAAAGTGGAAGTGTGATGATACGGATGCTTCTTCGGATGATGATTCAACCGACGAACCATTAGATAGTGGTGGATGGGATTGTGTTACACCAGATGATAACATTGTTTCGGAATTGGAGGATGAAAGTGATTCAGAAGAGGTTGTTGCTCCATCAAATCGTAAACACGAACACAGAAAAATATTTAGGTATTTTATGTCTGTAATGGATAAGGCATTGTTTCCACACGAAACCCAAGAATTCGATGAAGTGAGTTATGATTCAGATGAGCCTGAATATACTGGCAAGTATGATTTTGACGACATTGTTAAACCAACCATATTCGATAAGACACAATATATCATATCCATTGCTATAATGTCGTACCAATTGTACGCATTATATTATCTGATTACCTATTAAAAAAAGTATATTAACTAATTATTTTTTCTTGGATTTGCGCGGTTTTTTGGATTTGCGCGGTTTTTTGGATTTGCGGTGTTTCTTGGATTTGCGGTGCTTCTTCGATTTGCGGCGCTTCTTCGATTTGCCAATTACATAGCGTCCCCCACTCAATGATGTCGATCCGAGATTGTGGGCGGCGCTCTCGTCCGACCCCACATTGGACGAGGGTTCAGTATCCGAGGGTTCAGTATCCGAGGGTTCAATATCCAAGAGTTCAATACCCGAGTTCGGACCGCCATCATGGTCGGTGTGCCCCACTCCTGTCGCTGCCGCCGTTCCCGCAATTGCATTCGCCTTCTTCACCACCGCATCCACCGCTGCCGCCGTTTCAGCCGCCGTTTCATCCACCACCTTCGCCACCGCCTGTGCCACCGCCTTCGCCTGCCCATCCCACCCGGCTTTCTTCGCCGCCGCTGCCGCCGCCGCCACCGTCCTGTTATTCGCATTCACCACCGCCTCCATTACCCTTTCCGCCGCCTTTGCTAAATGACCTGCCATAATATATATATATATATATATATATTTTAACATAAGAAAATATGCCATCCCTTTTGTTTCTATAATATACCTGATTATATCAAGGTGACATTACGAGAAAACCCAATATATCGCATCCATTTCTATAATGTCGTACCAATTGTACGCATTATATCATCTGATTACCTATTAAAAAAAAATCATATTAATTAATTATTTATTATATTAATTATTTATTATATTAATTATTTTTTCTTGGATTTGCGGGGTCTCTTGGATTTTTTTGACCTTTTTGATTTTGAACGACGACTCTTGGATTTGCGGTGCTTCTTCGATTTGCGGTGCTTCTTCGATTTGCGGTGCTTCTTGGATTTTCGGCGATTCTTGGATTTTCGGCGCTTCTTGGATTTGCCAATTACATAACGTCCTCCAGTCCCAGTCCATTGTGGGGCTCCGATGGTATTCCACGTATTCTGGTCTTTCAGCTTGTACCGCGCCGGGAGGGTCACCTTGCGCGCCGGGAGGGTCACCTTGGACGACGCCGCATTGGCCGCCATCGCTGACTCTCTCTCTTCTACTGCCCGCGCCGCATCCCATGCATTCCTCTCCGCCTCCCATTCTTTCCTCTTCTTATCCGCCGCCGCCCCCTTGGCCTCCATATCATTCATTACCGTTTGCACCACCTTTGCTAAATCATCATCCATATCATCACCCATAATATAATAATATAAGATTTTAAAATAAGAAAATATGCCATCCATATTGTTACTAAAATACCCCGGATTATATCAGGGTGTCATTCAAAAAATCCAATATATCGCATCCATTTCTATAATGTCGTACCAATTGTACGCATTATATTATCTAATTACCTACTAAAAATATATATTATCTAATTATTTTTTCTTGGATTTGCGCGGTTTCTTGGATTTGCGATGCTTCTTGGATTTGCGATGCTTCTTCGATTTGCGATGCTTCTTCGATTTACCAATTGCACGACGTACCCCTTTCCCTTCCCCTGTTTTATCGAGACGCCTTTTTTTTCTGGGGTGGTATTCGAGTCTTTTGGGGGGGTGGTATTCGAACTCGAACGACTCGGGTACACTTCCGAGGCTATTCATGGCACCACGAACAAATTTGTCATGTTGTATTTGTTGTTGATCAATAATGTTTTGTTTTCGTTTACTATCTCTATCTTCTTGTGTACACTGTTCCACAACAGAAGAGCCTGGATTGGACGCACTATCTTTTTTTACGGGTTTAACACGAACAATATCATTTGTTGGTTTACAATTCCTGCCCATTCTAGGATCCTCACTATTGTTTGTATCTTTTCGTTTCTGTGCAGCCCTAGACCATAAGGATGATGTCATTAATCCCGCCATGATATATATAATCCATATATTTTAAATTAATTGTCCATTTCAAGAAAATATTCCATCCCTTTTGTTTCTATAATATCCCGGATTATATCCGGATGACATTCCCTCTCAATTTTCGGACGACGAACTCTATCCCACAACCAATTCCTGAATTTACATTTATATTTCAATGAGTAATATAAATGAACGAACTGCATATGTGTTTGGGTTTTTGAACGCAATACGTCTATATCTTCATGCTGATCTATTTCGTAAATACATTGTTGTGGGTCATAATCATCTGCGTGTATAATACGCAAGAATATGACAGAATCAGGAATTAACGGGAAACGCACAATCTCGCGTATGGTACACCCCATCAACAACAATTTCGGCGGCAAGTAACGAATCTTGTTCATATGGTTCGTATCAGTTACTAAATGTGTAAGTGTTTTTGCTAAACGACTATCAACAATCGGACAATTCTTACAATTCAGCGTCGTGATTTTACTTTTTGGTAGAGTGGAAATGTTTGTATTTTCTATGATTAACGTCCTCGCATACTTTCCTATACGCGGCAATGTACCCAATGGATTATTTGAACAATCAATCCATTCCAATTTTTTGGGTAAATATGAGATATGAGTTATGAGGTTATTTTTACATACAAATCGGGTCAATGATTTCGGTAGATCGTTTATTATTTCAATCCAATTATTGGAACAATCAAGTACTTCCAGTGTTTCGGGCAATCCATCTATACTCTTAATTTCATTAGATGAACAAAACAGATTAACTAGACAAGACGATAACAGAGGCAAGGATGAAAATATGTTATCTCTACATGTCAACACCCGTAAATGCGGAAGATAACATATATCATCAAGTAAATTACCATCGCAATACAAGGTCTCTAACTCTTGATAGTAACCATTCATTGATTCAATACGATTATGAGAACAATTAAGGTATTTTATTTTTGGAGGTAAATTGTCAATACATTTCAAACTATTATGTGAACAATCCAAGTATTTGGTGTCATCGTCCAATTTTGTCAATGCTTCAAGATGCCAAAACGCTACACATTTTGACGCCATTGTTATATGGTCTACAACGTTGTATTATCAATTATCAATTTTATTTATAATATGTTGTGCTTTAACAACACTCTCTCTCAACATTTCTAGACATTTATGAGTAATCATTAACATATTTTCAATTGAACCTTTCTCCATTTTACCTAACATATCGGTTGCTTGCAATACCTCTTCTTTGCACACATCAGTAATCTTGTATACGCTTTTCATTTGACGCTCAAGTCGATTGTTATTTTTAAATTTTTCTATACTCATTATCTCTTGTACCTTCATATTAAGTATTAATAATTCGTCTAAATATTTATTTGATTCTATAATATTTAAAAGACATTCATTTATTTTTGAATGCATTTTCGGATTATCCGATACAATCAACTTATCTATTAATTTTCTTTCTCGTTCAGCGCTGTCATTAAGTATAGCCAATTGTCTGATTAATAATGGCGTTGATGATTTATACATAATTGCCATTATTTCTTTTATTTGTTCTTGTCGTTCATTTATATGTGTAGTTATTTGTTCATCTGATAATATTTGTAAATATTCCCAATATTCTTCACTATTGATATTGTTATGGACATCATCTAGAATAGAATGTATGTGAAATGTGGATAAATTACCCCGTGTAAGAAATGGAATTGTGTTATTGATTGCAGTGATATGTGATTCATTGCCAGTGGTATCCTCTATTTTTTTCCTCAACGATAACATTTTTTTTATAATACCACCCATATCTTTGTAATAAGGAGAATACGTATCATTATCGTTTATAGGTGGTCTCGATACACTCATCTTATCTTTGCGACGTTTCATTGTTTTTGATTGATTTCGACCTGATGTTTGTTTTTTAGTTATTGAACCACTTGACGATATATTTCGATTTATACTTTCATTCATATTAATAAACTATAAAATATAAAATTGATTTGGATTTAATGAAAATATGATTAGCAAGTAAAATATTAACTATGACTCATTCAATCTTGAACATCTACCTCGATGTAAAAGTACTCACTTCGCTGTCTATCATCATATGTTCCGTATATTATTGGCGTAAATATACCAAAGATAAAACCCAAATGGTTAATAAATCTCGAAGTCCACGAGAATTATTGTTTCCTGAAGATATTAAGATAGTTATCCTATCATATATAAGGAAATATGGGGATGATTATTTAGATCAAACAGTTGAATTTGGGAATCTTTCGACCGTTGTATCAAACGGAACTATATCATATGAATCTATTGTTTCATATAATCTTGGGTGTTATAGAGAAAATTTCACGTATGATATCATAAAAATCCGGGCACTATCAAGAAACGATGAAACGGGGGAAATTGAATATTATGATTGGGATACTGAAGAATTTAATAACAAACAACTTCCACTTGTATTGGGAACCGAGACCCATATTGCATTTATTCGAGGTAAGAACAATATCAAGAAATGGAAGGACAATCGTTTCAATACTGGTGTAGACATTATATTGACCTATACAAAAGCATTTGAGGTACCCAATTGTAAAAGAATGGGTCTAACTATACCAAAAATCCCGCCAAATTTTGATTTTGGTACAAATGTTAAATTAGTGAATGGTATCATTGATTCTATGGAAAAACCTGTCATTGCTATAAATGCAAATATTGTCTAATATATTGGAACAATTGATACCTATATAGTAGGAATAAATTCCCATCCCAACTCTTCGCATATTTTTTTCCATGTCTCGTCTTGTTCAATCCTTTTCTCTCGATCTTTTAACATAGGAAAAAATGGAAGAAAGTGTCGCTGATCCAAAAGTTCGCATAGTTTATATATAGTATAGTAATAGTTAAGGAAATTAACTCTATCATCAGGACAAAATTTAGCGTATGGTTTTTGAATATCTATAAATAAATTGCACAATCTCTCTTCTAATTCGGGTGCCATTATAGGAGGTTTTATACCGAGTTTATCGCGTATAAAAGGTATATGTTCGTAATATTTGTTATACCGAAGGCGTTTCAGTATGTCCTTTGCACGCTTGTTTGTAAACTGTGATATATCAATTCTCTCTTTTTTTATTTGTCTTCTGATATTTTCAATGATATCATCAGGTATTTGAGTCGTCTCTTTTGCTTGGAACTGTGCAAGTATTTCCCTAAAATGATTAATGCGTTTATAAGCGTAACAACATATCTCCTTAGGTGGATCCTTATAGGATTGCTTATCGTTATCTATTAAATACTTGAATGTTCTAGAGCAGTTGTTACACACCATATTACCATCACATTCAACAGGTATCAACTCACCTTCATTGCAGTGTTGGCATATATCACTTGATTGGATGTATTTAGAAGGATCTATAAACGAGTTATCAACATTTGTCATGTACTTATTCACAGTAGTTCTGTACTCATAGTCGGTGTTAGTTGAAGTATCTACATTAAAAAATTCGGTCAACACAGTCTTTACATTTTTTCCCTCTGAAATTTTCTTTTTATATTCGAAATAATCGAATATATACTCTGCATTGTTTAGGAGATATTCACGTTTCCGTTTCTTTATATCTCTTATATGTCGTCTTATATTTGATATTCGATCTTTCATCTCTAACCGATTGTCTATAGGTATAGTTGGATCACTTAACATTTCTTTTAACGATTCCTTTTCCTTCTCTAATATAGGAAGTTCTATATCCTCAGAGTGTTGTATGTCATTCATGATGTCTCTATTCTTGCTGTCTAAGGTTACAATATTAGCGTCAATTTTCTTACTATTCTTTTGTACGAACACATTTTCCATATACAAATAGTCATAAGAATCTATTTATATTAATTATAATCGTTTATAAGAAGTAAATTTTCTATACTAATTATTTATGCCTGATACATCTATAAAAATAAACGTATCTAGATATTCTATTGATGATGATACAATTAGGAAAATGTCATTTATATATAAGGCAATTCAAGATGGATGGACTGTTAATCTAGATGAGAATAAGTACATATTCCTGAAAAAACACAACGGCGAACGTGAAGTTTTTGGCGAGGATTATTTGTTGAAATTTATTCATAGAAATATATCATTGTAGGATTTATTGTTATTTTTTTTTCTAATGCTATGATATAATGGGTGGAGGTCTAATGCAACTGGTAGCTTATGGCGCACAAGATGTATATCTAACTGGCAATCCTCAGATCACCTTCTGGAAGGTAACCTATAGACGGTATACCAATTTCGCGATGGAGGCGATTGAGCAGACTTTCAATGGCCAGGCCGACTTTGGTCGCAAGGTCACCTCGGTAGTAAGTAGAAATGGTGACCTCGCATACCGCACTTACCTTCAGGTAACCCTTCCCGAGATTAACCAGTCGATGGGCGGCAGTAATGGTCTTTACGCGAGATGGCTTGACTTCCCTGGTGAGCAGCTGATTAACAGTGTTGAGATCGAGGTGGGTGGTCAGCGCATTGACCGTCATTATGGTGATTGGCTCCATATCTGGAATCAACTTACCCTCCCAATTGGACACGAGAAGGGTTACAGCACTATGGTCGGTAACACCACTCAACTCACCTACATGATTGACCCTTCCTTTGCGGCTGTGGATGGTCCTTGTGACTCGAGTGGTGCTGCTAGACAGGTGTGCACCCCCAGAAACGCTCTCCCCGAGACCACTCTCTATGTTCCTCTTCAGTTCTGGTTCTCCCGCAACCCTGGTCTCGCCCTCCCACTCATCGCCCTTCAGTATCACGAGGTAAAGATCAATGTAGATCTTCGCGGTATTGACGAGGTCCTGTGGGCTGTCACTGAGATTGGCGCGACCACTGGTACCGTAAAGGCATCCAATGCATACCTACAGTCTCTTGTAGCCACCTCGATCTATGTTGACTACGTCTTCCTTGATACCGACGAGCGTCGCCGTATGGCCCAGAATCCTCACGAGTACCTCATCGAGCAACTTCAGTTCACTGGCGATGAGTCGGTTGGTTCGTCGTCGAATAAGATCCGCCTCAATCTAAATCACCCCGTCAAGGAGCTTGTATGGGTTGTGCAACCTGATGACAATGTCTCGTATTGTGATTCGCTTGATGGTGGCACCTCCCTCTACAAAGCCCTCGGCGCCCAACCATTCAATTACACCGATGCTCTTGATGCTCTACCCAATGCCCTTTCGGCGTTCGCTGGACCATCGTCGATTGGTACATCTGCTGCTAGTTACATTGACAGCAGTGGTCTATTCGTTGATGCTGGTGCCGGTGACCAGAACCCTGCATCCAGCGATGGTGCTGGTGTGTTTGCATTCAGCACTGATGATGTACAATCTCTTGTCAGTGATGCTGGTTCGTTTGTACTTGCCGAGACTGCTCTTAACCTTCATTGCTGGGGAGAGAATCCCGTTGTCACCGCCAAACTTCAACTCAATGGTCAGGACAGACACTCTGAGCGCGAGGGCAGTTACTTTGACGTGGTGCAACCATTCCAGCACCACTCTCGCTCGCCCGATTCCGGTATCAATGTGTACTCGTTCGCGCTCCGCCCCGAGGAGCACCAGCCTTCGGGAACTTGCAATTTCTCGCGCATTGATAATGCGACCCTTCAACTTGTACTTTCCAACGCGACTGTTGAGGGTACCAAGACCGCCAAGGTCCGCATCTACGCGACCAACTACAACGTGTTCCGTGTAATGAGTGGTATGGGTGGTCTCGCGTACAGCAATTAAATATTTTTATTACAATACAATTATGAATATTTATTATAAATATAAATATTCATTTAATAAGTTGGTCTCTGATTCGGTTCAAGTAATAATTTAGTTGGCATAATTAATGGTATGCGTTCCACAAACGTTTGAGATTTCAACTCTTTCAGACAAGGGGAAACATTAAATGATTTATCGACTAAATTGGTCGAACCAATACCCAATAACATCGATTCTATATCAGTGTAGTTATTAGAAAACGCTTCACGGGGTAATCTCGAAGGTGTAATACCTATATTTGGTAATGTATTTTCGTATGATTTTCCATAGGATGAATGTTTGTACGTATTGTATATTTGAGCGATTTCATATTGACGAGTTTCCATTTCATAATTTCCTTTAGTATTTATATTTCTTGTAGAACTCATTTATAAATAGGTAATATTATTATATCATTGTTTTTTTTAATTCATTCGTAAATAAAGTCATTGTTTCATCGTCGATGCATCCATTATTTATTTGTTGGCATATGCATTTGTGGGTGATCCAGAATAATCCGTAATGGAACATGATTACAAACCCCATTCTGTCACTATTCTCTACCGTTGTACCAAATGTATTATGAAAGACATCACTACATTTATCGGTAAATTTCTTATTATTGGATACCTTTTCATATAGAGCATCCATCATTTCATCTGTGATTTTATCAATGTTATCAACATCGAATATTTGTAACAATTGTATCTTATATAAATTATCGGACTCTGTTTCATCTGATAATAGATGGTATGTGCATATCATGCTTGTATCGTACATTATATTTGATAATATGATGTACTCTTTAATAATATATCTTCAGTAATGTTTAGTATCTCTGTTAACTTCTCTGGATGGAATCCCACCACGAACCCAATTGTCATCGGAATCACTTGGTATGTAGTTTACCGGGTTTGTGATATCTAATTTAATTGTGTTCAATAGAGGAGTATGTTTATACTCTATAACGGATGATTCAGACAAATTTGTAGCAGTTTTTCTATTACTGTCCACATCCCCCTGTTGTAATTGGGATTCTAATACAGCATTGCCTTTTCCTCTTCCCAAAAATGGAACGGTAAGGTATGGTCTCTCAAGTAAACTAATTCTGCACTTGCTGTTAGACAACTCCCTTATAGTAAGATCGGAATCAGAATCTATATTACATCCTAAGACACCAACACGATTACTTCCAGAGAAATTTATATTGGGTTGACTTGTTGCAAATGATACAATATCATTGGTTGGGCATTCCGGTTTATAAGAAGACATCATGTAATTGATGCTCCCAAGATTTTGTAAATTTTGTTGAGACTTATCACAACCATCAGAACTGATTCTTGTCGATATATCAAAAATGTAGTCTGTTAATTCTGTCATGTTATATATACAATATATATTTTATTGTTGTGATTTCTAAGGATTTCCTCCTTCAGTCCAACGTGGTGGATTACTTCCGGGTGATATACATGAAATCATATCTCCATCCTTGCACGATTTCATATTCCCATAACAGAAATCTGTAAATGATTTTTGGTCGTTTGGTATTTGGGTGTTTGGAGTCGTGTACCAATTTCTCATTGATTTATCAAAATCCCAAGTATCTCCTATATCTCGGAACAGTTTATCGTTTATATTATCAATAGAATCATTTGAAATGAAATTTTTACTATCCTCATTCAGTTTATCATTTTCTTTAAACTCGTCCACAATGAATTTTTTTGTTTTGTCGTCTATTTTTTCTACTGTTTCAGGATTATATGCTTTGTTTGCTTCTGGTCGGGTTGGGTTGTCTAGAATATCTGCAGGCAATACATTCATCAGTGGATTCTTAATAGTTGGAAGTGTCTTGTCAAGACGAATACTAGAAAATCCATCGAATCCTTCTTTGGGAACACTTGTATTGTTGAGATGAATATACACCAATATTCCTATAAATATGATACCTAATAAAATGACACTTTTTCTCATTGTTGCCATATATCCAATAATTGTAAGTGCAATGATTAGTCGAGTCATTGCGTTGAATTTTTCCTCTTTATTCATTGATGAACACGGCCACAATTTACTCAAATTATTGTTTCTAAGTAATATAAGAGGGTCTTCAATCCACGTTGTCATTATATACTATATATTTTTTATTTATTCGTCTTCTTCTTCTTTTTCTTCTTTGGTTTATCTTCCTTTGTACTTCGTTCTGCGCCGCCATTCACCTTGAATACTCTTTCTGACCCAGAGTTCTCAATCCATTCCGCAATATCATCAATAGATTCATCTTCGGGTGATAGTTTGGGACCATTAGTCGTTGTCGGTGGTTGTTTATTATTCTCGTTCATTTTCTTCCTCATGCGTTCTTTGGTAGTGTTCTTTTTCATTTCACGTTCCATATGTGCACTCATTGCATTCATATTAACCTTAGACGGGTTAATTCCCATTTTTGAAAGTAATCCGTTAATATCTCCGAACCCTGGAATATCCTTCATCTTTTTCATCATTTGTTGGGCGTCTTCCATTAATTCGTTTTCGGTAATGTTTCCATTTTTGATCCGTTCATCTAATTTCGACCCAACTGATTTTACCAGATCCATCATCTTCGTTGGATCCTTAAGCATATTCTTAAGGATATCATCTGCATTTACAGAACTGTCGTGTAAGTCATTACCCATGTCCTTTGCAGTCTCTTCTGCAATCTCCTTGGCAAGATTACCTAACTTTCCGTCCATAATACCTTCTAGATGCTTGTGAATGTCACTCGCATCAAATTTTGGTGGAGTGTTATCAGATGCAGGTTCCCCGTCCTCTGGTTCATTTTCTGTTTCATCTGACATCATTTCTGACATTTGTCGAATTGTATCTTCAAGTTTTTTCTTTAATGCGTCATTGTCAACTGCTTCGAATATTTTATGTGTATCGCCAAATGATTTATGGTCTGATACATTGGAAACAACTGAAAAAAGGATTAACTTAATATATTTCCATATGATTACATGATTTTCGTCACTTGTGGTTGCCCATATGGTTCTGAAATTTATTCCAGGTAAGAAATAGACATTTTGTTCACTCTCTTCCTTGAATATATCTTCATTTTCATATAAAATATCAAAAAATCTCTCGGGATATATATCAGTACAATATTTATACATACGATCAAGTGCATCAGCATCGTCTTTTAATACAAGTCTAACATCTGGATTTAGTTCGTCGTTATCCAATTCCGGAAACGTTGTGAGCATATCCTGAATCATATCTTTGATTAGTTTATTAAACCCATCCTTTTCATCGCTCATTATATTGTAATAATAAACATTTGTTTAAATGATTAAACTTATTTCTTATATAAATCAGACAATTTTAAAAGATTGTTTAGATATTTCATAACTTTATCTTGTGATTCGATTTGAAGTTCTCCAATCGGTTCCCTCAATTCATTGATCTTTGTCATAATACGACTTGTCATGTTTGTATTGACTAAGTCTGATGTATAATCCTTTTGTATGAAAAACCCCAGATCATTAGATACAATTTGTTCCCTATATTTTTTTGAGACATATGATTCAAATGCTTTGATGCTTATCGTTGGGTTTGCAGACCGCAGACGCTTTATATTTACATTAAGAGTTTTAATTTCGCTATCATCAGGAAATAATACACACAAATCGTCTAAAAATTCTTCGAAATGATCATTGAACGTCTTTATAATGATAGATTGACTAGACATATAAATATATACACAAATTATCTTTATTCTCTTTAAACTTAATTATTTGTATCCATCTTCTCTCAACCGTTTCGCATTGTCAATGTCGTTGTCGTTTATTTTATCCGGATTATAAGTATCCTCTGGCGTGGAAATTCTATATTCATCACTTAACCCTGCATAATATCTGCTTTGTCTCATACCTCCATCCCCATCTGTAGATAGTTCTGCGTCAGATTGGTCCCAGAAACTATACGTATCAGATACGATACCACACCATTTACCAGTTGTGTCGAAGCATTCTGGATCTACGTTACTCGTTTCATTCGGTGGGGAGTATATATGATTATTGTTGCCTCTATTTCCAGGATTGATGTGGTCAATGATGCTGGAACCGACTAGTACTTTATGTGAATCATTAAGCAATAATAATGACGGGACCATGGTGATAGTTCTTGGTAGTTTCATAGTGGTTTTGTTATCATTTAACATGATAATAATATCATCACCATTTTTTATACGTTTGTCTACACATACGAAATGTACATCGGATTGTTTATTATTTGTTGAAATTACACGTATGACTTCTTTACTATTTTCGCAAAAATTACTATAATATAAGACACTTGTCATATATTTATTATCAATAGGATAGGATAATTATTTTAACTTATTATGTAAAATTGATATAATATAAAGTATATCTTCATTACATATAAGGATGAGTAAACCTACGAATGGCGAAATAACCGCAATTAACGAAGATAATGGTATACTGACATTTACATTATCATCAGTTGACGTGAGTATTTCGAATGCAATTAGGCGTACAATTCTATCTGACATTCAATGTGTCGTATTTAAAACTACGCCATACGCGGAGAATAAGGTGGATATACATAAAAATACTTCACGAATGAATAATGAAATACTAAAACAACGATTGTCGTGTATTCCGATTCATATATCCGATCCCGAATTTCCATTGGATAAGTTTGTCGTTGAAGTTGATGTCATGAATACAAGTGATTCTATACAATTCGTGACAACAAAGGACTTTAAGATAAAGGACATATCTGATGGAAGTTATATATCTGAAAAGGAACGGGACATCATATTTCCCCCTTCTAAACTTACTGGGGATTACATTGACGTTGCAAGACTCCGACCTAAACTTACGTCGGACGGAGAAGGCGAATGCATACATTTCACTGCTATGTTGTCTATAGGTGATGCAAGTGATAACGGCGGATTTAACGTAGTGTCTTGTTCAACATTTGGTAATAGTCCAGACCGGGAGTTAATTCATATGAAATGGCAGGAATATAGTAAACAATTAACTGAAAGTGGTATGTCCCCGGATGATATAGAGTTTAAACGTGGTGATTGGTATATATTGAATAGTCAGCGACATTATGTTCCAGATTCATTTGATTTTATCATTGAAACCATAGGACAATATAGCAATAAAGACATTGTCAAAATGGCAATCGATGTGATAAAGAGCAGACTTAACAAGGTAAAGGATGATATTGCTGTCAATGCAGATAATCTTATTAAACGCACTGATAAAACACTTGGAAATGGGTTTGATATTATACTCTACAATGAAGGATATACAATAGGTAAAGCGATAGAATATATAATGAACCGAAAATATTACTCGTCTGGTGATAAAATACTAGAGTTTTGTGGATTCAACAAGGAACATCCACACATTGATATGTCATATATTACAATTGGATTTGTTCCGGAATATAAACCGGGTGAAATAAGTTCGTATATTACTGATGCAATAGATGAACTTGTGTATATTTTCGAAAATGTATCAAAACAATTAAGATGATAAACGACTCATTACAAACATAATTTGTGGGGCAGGTAGTGAAATGATATGATTATATGTAACATTATAATTTATTTTTAATCCTCTGCTTTTCAATCCACCTGTACCCCGGTATAGGTTATGTAGTGAATACAACATCTTTCGCATCATAATAGGTACGTCATTCGTATTAATCTCATGTGTTATGTATCTTTTTACATACAATTCATAAATGGTTTTACACATCGTTGCTAATTTTTCAGTGTAATTGTTAATATGAGATTTATATTCTGGCCATACCTGTAAGAATCTTGCAATGTCATCATTGTTTTGTTTCATCTCAATGAATCTGTATTGAAGTTTAGGTTGATTTCCGCGCAACATTCGCATTTTTTCGTATTTTGGGTTTCTCAATTTGGTCCTAATACCGGTGCATTTGTTTTGGACGTGTATTCCCATCATCTTCCAATCGAACATCTCATCATTCAATAACATTGAAAGGGATTCTTTTGATAATGGTTCCTTTGTCATTATGATTTGAGGTCGTTTAACGATAGAAATGTCGCGAGATACAAATGGATCGATATATTCTACCTTATACCCGTCTACTTTATAGATTCCCACTAAATATATAGTTGGATTTTCTATAGGGGTCACAATACGATGACTTGGGTGTTGGAGAACGAACGAGTATGAATATTCTTTGTTTAGTTCATTATAAAACGACTCCATATCATTATAGTCTTGGATGACTGCATCTTCAAACATCGTTTTAAATGTTGAATATGTCTCTGACCTAAAAAATGAAACATTGCCTCCAACTGTAGAACGGGTCGAAATTATCCACGCGTCATTGTAAAACAAATTAATCATTGTCCCATCAATGAATTTTGTTGCACGGATATCTTGCGGGGCGCCCCAATCAAACTCGTCAATCGCCACAGATTTGAATGGTGAAACACATACTACTTTCCCATTATGAGTAATTAATGACCTGATGCATTTGCCAGAAACGATCAGTTCATTATCAACCGCATTCTTATCGTGTGAAATAATTTCATATTTATTATTATTGTATGTGTAACTTTTGGTCTTAATATTTTCATTCACACACTCATTAATGAGATGATGTGGCATTGTCCAATGAATATTAGGTTATATAATGTTTAAGTCATAATATATACAACACATAATAGTTATATTTATCTATACTAATAATAGTATATGGAAGAAACAGGAAACACTGATATAGCAATAGTGTTGGGAGACATTATACAAATAACTGCAGACGATGATGAAATTAATGGATATACATTTATTGTTGAATATATAGATGAAACGATTTTGGATGTTGTCAGAGATGACGGTGAAAAAATTACACTGAATATGGATAAGGGTGTATTCACATCTGTCAATGTTACAGACATATTAATTATAAACAGGTCGGAAATGAAGGGGTATGCTAGACAGAATGGTCTTGTACCTGGTGCATCCATATCTATAATGTTTGATAATGGATATAAAATTAAAGGAGATATAATAGATCTCAAAGAGGATAGAATAGAAATAAACCTTGAAGATGAAAATATTTATATAGATTTTGGTTATAAAGGCATTCCAAAGGAATACCAGATTGCGGATATATCTATTACAGAAGACGACGAAGTCTCTGTACAAGACGAAGAAGTGGCGCAAGACGAAGCATTACAAGACGAAGCATTACAAGACGAAGCATTGCAAGACGAAGCATTGCAAGACGAAGCATTGCAAGACGAGGCATTGCAAGACGAGGCATTGCAAGACGAAGCATCATCGGTGAAAGACGATGCATTGCAAGGTGTTGCGCTGGAAACTGGACTCATTTTTGGAGATGTAATCGGGAAATTATCATATGAGGTTACGGCACCAATGGCAGAACGGATATTTGGAATTGATAAACAAACAACCGACATGCTTAATGGATTCTTATCTAAAATTCCTCCACATAAAAGGACACCAGATGTAATGGACGAGATAATGTCGATGATAGATAGGTATACTGAATTGAGGGACCAGTTCTCAAGCATAGATGACAATTATAATTTCAATATACCAGATGAAATAACTTCCTTACATAAACCATCAATAAATTCCATTTTAAATCTAGACAAGAAATTAATTTGGTGTCTGCCAGTAACAGACTATAAAAAGAAGATGTATCATACATTAGATCACGGGATTGATATATACAGAGATTTACACCAGAGTGATTTATCAGAAAGTCAAGGACTAATACTTGACACGATGGAAGCATATAAGTCAAATTCCGTACCAGATGGTATAAACAATCATCATTATAGAATAAGTAATATAGACAAGGAATTTAATCCATTGTATCCACCTGATAATGAGGTTCTTTATGTAAATGGAGTAAAAAACAATATATTCGCATTATCTGATACATCCGGTGACTTCATGTCAAACAATATGGCATATGATGTGATATCTGCATCTAAATTCGTAGGTAACGAATATGTAACTAAGTTAACCACACGAGAGTTATCAAAAATAAGGGGAGAAACTCATATTACATTACGAGATATCGTTCCATCCGATGTAATGTACATAAAATCTATGATTACGTTACCAATGTCGATAATTCCAGTGTCAAATGTTACATCGGGTCATGCAAGCATATTGAACAAGTCTAACCTTGACGAGGTTTCTATAAATTATTGGAAGATATTCAATGATAATACAGAAATAGACACGATCGATGTAACGGACGCGTATACTGCAGATAATAATATGGAAACAATAAGACATTTTAGATTACCAGATGGATTTAGTAGTGGTTTACCACCTTTTGGTATTTTTTTGGATAGTGTAATTCCATCGACTTCTAATATTATCAGAAACTATTCTGCATTTACGTTCAATAATACATTATGTGGTATTGTGAGACAATTAGAACCATTTATGATACAAATGCAAGATATAAATTATAATCATTATACATCCCTGAAAGAATTGACAAGCAGATTCAATGATAAATTTAAACAAAAATATGCAAAACGTCGGAATGTGTATTATGCGATACCAAACGAACGCAATATGAGACTAAATCGGTTCTACTCGTTGATATTCCACACTGCAATTGAAATATCCGATTCATATCCATTCATAAATCGCACCCCAATAACATCGGAACTCTACGCAAAAATGATGAATATCGACGACGCGCGGTCATACCATAGTTTAATCCGATTGATGAACTCTGAGTTGTATATAGGTCCTGGTGCAAATACGGATGAAATGATTGTAACTGTTCCAAATTCTATACCAAAGAGCGAGGTATGCGACAGAATATTATCGAAAACGTATGATAATGTTTCAGAACTTGAGACTGACAACGGAATAGTGACGTACTATGACAAACAATACGATTCTACATTGTATGAGGTGACGGATGAGTACCACAATGAATTAGAAGTATTGCCATCACAAGAAGAACGAAATGAATTTATTTATACTAAATTGATAAGTGATTACAAATTATCCCCCGAAGATGCAATTAGAGAGACGAAACATATTGCTGAAGGGCGCAAAATGGTATCAGTTGGGGACTATGCAGTCGTCAAATCTCAAACTGATGGGAACACATATTATAAACGAACAACCGAACTGATGTGGGAACAAGACGATGAATTGAGTGGCGATGACGTTTCATTTTGTAACGTATCATCAAAATGCATATCCATAAAGGGTAAATGCATGGATGCTAGTAAAGCGCCTGACATCATAGATGGTATGCCACAATCAGATAATGCACAGACAAACCCAATTGATATGATCTACCCTGTAAAATCTGCAGAAGAATTAACCAGTATTATCAGTTTAAACATAACAATGGCAAGGATTGCGAGTGAACAGAAAGTAAGGAACAGATTGAAGTATGACACTGGTATAAGTGTAACTAGAAACGATTCTATTACTAAATCAGTTCTACCTAAAGGATGGACAATGAGATATTCCAGGGTGTCATCTAAATTCTACTATTATAACAGAGAACTAAATGTATCACAAGTTGAGCGTCCAGTGTCAACCACAGAGTCTATTTTCGTAAAGAGGGAAGAATCCCCATATGCAATGTTAAGAGATGAAATTATTGCACAAACTGATTTCTCAAAAAAACAAAGCAACATTGTAAAATTTTCGTCAAAATATGCAAGACCATCAAGAGGTGACGAGGACCCATACTGGTTTTATTGTAACAAGTCAAATATCAAATTAATTCCGGTATTTATGGTGAAACTGGCGGATGCATATACAACGGGTGGTGACTATGACTATATGTTGAGAGTCATTTCTTCAGAACAGGGTGTAATTAGTGGAAATGGTGGTCACATTGTAGACAAATACAGTGGGTATATCATCATGTCACAACCATTTGATACGTCGGATAGTTACAATGACGATGGGTTCAAAGAGATAACCCGATCCATTATGGAGAAGGACATAGGTGAGGTCATAATGGAAGGACCGCGACAAGAGGTATATGGTTCAAGAGAGGAGTTACAAATTACAAACATAATAAAAATACTTTTAAAATCTATGTCGATTGTACTACCAGAAGACCGAATTCATTCCGTACTTTTAGACTCTATGAAATTATTATCAGATGTAGATACTACATTGAGAATCCAGGCAAATAAAAGTGAGGTTGCAAAACAGAAACGATCGGCACTCTACAACAAATCAATGGTAATTATAACCTTATCCTATCTTCACATTTACATACAGACCACTATTCCCACCATCAAATCCAAGGCGTCCTATCCAGGATGTAAATCATCCTTTGGTGGTTATCCGACCCATCCAGATGAAGCGAATATTGGAATTGAGTACATATCGTGTATTGCAAACAACCTGAAAAGTCAGATTGATCCATGGAGTGGAATAGCAAAAATGAGTAGAAAAAGTATTTCTGACAATATTCACGGAATGATAGATAAATTCATACTACCGCATCATAAGATTAAGGAAATGATTGAATCGAAACTACACTACCAGGACATTGATGACGTAGAACCAAGTGATATTGAATTAAATAGTCTCTCTACATTCCTTCCACCATTGGTAGAAACGCACACCAAACCGATAGATGCAGTGCCGCGTGCATTTGTTGATGATATTACACAAGGAAGTGTTTCAAGTCTGGATAAAGTATATATATTAAAATCAAAACTAATCCAAATTGCGGGTATCGTGCGTGAAAAAATACAAGGAATAGTACATCGTGATATAACCAAAAATAATCCAGTGCTTGTAAACCATATGGGTGAACCTTATAATCAAAATGCGTGTTGTTACAGTAATACTACCCCAAATGAATATTTCACGAATGAGTCATCTGATGTAAAGAAATATCTAGAAATGTCTCTCTTTATTACTGAAGTAAATGAACAATTTAGAAAATCGAATAAACCTGTTATGATTTTTGACGATACAAATACACGCCGAATATTAAAGAAAATAGATGTTACCACAATACCGATTGAGACTATATATGGATTTATTATTAGTCGATGTAGGTATGATACGGATGCTATATTGCCTCCACAATTAAACGGAATATGTCTTCCTCGTCCTCCGGATTACGATCCATACTCTACATTATCCGAAAAGATTGAGAAACTGAGATCGAGTGGACACGATTATAACGAAGATACGATGCGTCAAGTATCTGTGAAAACAACTACTTATAATAAGGTGAATTTAAATGAAACTGCACGAAAAAATAGATTAATGCATATATTACGCGAAATAAGTGAGAATGATAATAAAATGTATCCATCTGAACTTCTGAAAACTATGTATAATTTGTTTGATCCTAAAATGGCAGACAAATATGAGAATAATGTACGTACCGCCAAGGATTATCTCAGTAGACAAATAAAACAATTAACCGATAAATTGGTATCTATATTGTCAGATAGTGGGTTATCCAGAAGAGAATTAAATAAAATCATGTCGTGTCTGCACTCATTATTTAAATTTCCTGATACTGGTACCGGGATGATTGTTGATATACCAACTGAGACCAATGTGAGACAACTTGAATTCACAAAATCAATCATTGAGGATATATCTATTATATTACCTCATATTGTATTGAATAATGGGGTTGTTGACTACTCGTCTATAAAACCCCCAAAACATTGGAAACTTTCGGGGAGACACGTCGATGATTTTGTCTCTATGATAAGAAAATACTATGAACCAATGTCATCCTTTTATACAGATGAATTATTTTCTGAAGTATTGACTGACTATATAGAGGAATCTAAAGATGTTTACAGATTCATTAGTTCAATGACATATCGATCGTCAGTTGAATATGATACTGATGTGATGGATCCGACTATAACTATGATGATGTCTAAATATAGCACCATCGTTTTACTGTTGCGACTAAATGAACTGGCGCATTTGAAAGGTGATAGTGGTGCATTTTCAGATAAACATAAAATAATAGATATGACATCAAGATATACAATAAAATTATTAAATATGGTATGCCATAATAAGGAATCCATTGATTACAATTATGAATCGCTAATGTCTCGCATACGGCGCGCAAAGGAGAAAGAGAAAGACATTATTACAGACTATCTAAAAGATATGAGCGAGGACGCCAGAAAAGTTGAGAAGGTATTCAAACAATATAAATTAGGTAAATGGTCATTGGGTGAACAGAAAGGTTATCGGGAATATCAAGGTGATATGTACGATAAAGAAAGAGATGAAATGGATGAACAATTGCAACGCGAGATAACCAATGGGACAACCGATGTCATATCAAAACTAAATAGTGATATTTACAGCAGTGACGATCTAGCGAGAATACAGGAAGATATGGAAAATAATGATTTATCGAAATTAGGTGAAGATAATGACAATGCAGGCGAAGAATCTGATGAAGATTGATTCTCTACATTTTAAATTTATAGAGTGTTTTATTTAGTATGTAAACAGATAATCCGAAAAATGCACTAATTACCATATATCCACGTGTCGTGGGAGTAGAATCGGAACCATGAAAAGACGGGATAATTTTATATATATAATTCTTGGTCTTGGTTGACTGAAATATAAAATAAACAATAGAAATAACGATGGGTAAACCAAATTCATCTATAATATAATCAATAGAGTCTTGATTCTTGGCATTAACATTGACATTGGTTTGTATGTCATACAATGACTGATGTTGTTTGATATAATCTTCAGTTGAAGCGTCTGGTATATAATTGGGAACAATTTCTTTGTCTTGAACAACATGATTAGTTGTTATTGGTATATCTTTCGTCGGAAGTTCCAATAATCCAGACCGACTCGCCTGTTGTACATCTGATACGACATTGTTTATTTCTTTATTGGGGTCATATTCATATTTTTGATTAGATTGTGGTGCGTTGCGTAATAGATCTTGTCCACCTGGATTAGGTAACGAGTTTATATCGGTAGTACCAATCGAAGACATATGAAATAATACGATTATATTATTTCATTGTATATACGCATTATAAACTATTTGGTGACTACATTTGAAATAACTCGTGGGTCCGATATTTGTATTTCCATTGATGTTTCATTGTACCTTTTTTGAATTAATACATTATCATCTGGGTCATATAACGGGTTGCCCTTTTCAGGACTTGTATAATTATATGTAGTTACATAAGTGAGATCTCTTATTGCATTGGCGGTTGGAACTATGTCGGAATTATATAATGTAATAATGTCGTGAATCCCTGGAACACCCTCTTTGTGTTTCGATATTTTATCTGATACTACCGATAACAATTGAGATAATTCCGTCTGTTTTTCCTTAATTGAACCTGTATTTCTACGGTTTGTGATTCTATCATGAAGATCATTCTGTAACTCCGACCTGTATGTAGAAATACCGTTATACATCTCAATGATATCATCGATGTCTGATATGTCACTATCATCATATATGTGCATTAATTTTCTTCTTATAATATCTTTACGGGTTTCAATGAATTCAGCATTTGTTTCATTGAATGTATCTCTTATATTTTCACTCATCCCTCGAATGATTTCTATATGAAATCTACATGGTTTACTTGCACCACATATTGCAGTCAACTTGTTTTTACTCTGTGTGAAAATAGCACCGCCTTTTTGTTTACATACAGGACACGTTTTTACACGTTTGTCTCTATTTCTGGTCTCATAATGATTCTTTAATGCATAGAAATTTCTGAATGCGCTATTTAATTCTTCGTTCATATATAACATTCATATTTTACTATTTGAAAGTGTCATTAACTCTGGGTGATTATTCCATGTTTCCTTTCTATTGGACAAATATTTTACTTTATCCTGTATATATGTGTATTTTTCGATATTTGCCTTTATCATATCTTCTGGCGAAGGTTTGTTTATTCTTGTGACATAAAGGAAGAGACCAATACACATTGTAAGAAATATAATCATTTTAGTATTAAATGATACGTAATTATCGTGAACAAGTATATTATTATATTCTTTAAGTCTCTGATTCATAACTAGTTTGATACATGGTTCAACCAAATTGCACTTATTCATAATAAATAGAATTATATTTCTATTTATTATTATTCATATATATTAATGCCAACAACGGTTATATTGCTTTTTGTAACTATCGTATATTTTATATTTGGTGAGGAATTAACCCCCTTTAAACGACCTAATGTTCCCACCAATATCCCACCCGAAATAATCACATATATTCCGGTACTGGTTTTTGTACAGTATGTGATGAACCAGTTAACTCTTAATTCATGTAACTCAAAAGATAAAATATTTACCATTATGATTACAACATTCTTAACTTTGACTGTGTTATTTGGTATGTATGGACTATTAATTCAGTTCCCGGGGTGGTTGACACCATTTGCAAATACGTTTGGATATAGTATTGGAATATTATATGGATTAGAAAATGTCATTAGGTCCGTGTTTAAAAAAGAGAGTGATGTTGATGATACAGGAGACTTAAAGGAGATATTGGTGAATATGACAACTGATCCAACTCTTATATATAATGAAATTGACGTTGAAAATTTCAGCGATTTTATTGCTAAAATGAATCCGATTATTATATCTGGCGACGAATCCAACAAACTTAGTCCGATATACAAATTAAAAGAACTTGTAATTATTAAATATAAAGCATCTGTGTACTTATGGTTCTTGTTAGTTGGATTGGTTTCATTCTCTATCACCAATAATTATATATTATCACAAGATTGTAAACCCGACAAGAAAGAATAGCGCTACGTATATACGTAAATATACCTCACTGATATATACGTTATGATTGCCAATAATATAGAAACAAACCATAAAGGTATCGGGGTTTTATTCTTATAACCTACACCAAAGTCTCGTAATGTACCATCATCTTTGTATATCAATACCGGTTTGTACATTACGATAATCCCATATATAACCAAGAATATAATTATGGATATAATCAGTATATGTTCCATTGTGTACATTTATAATAACGTAGGAATAAATAATTAAATATAAACCATTATTTTTTCTTTTTTGTTGCGCTTTTATTCGTCTTTGTTTTTTTTCTTGATGGTTTAGATTTTTTAGGACTTGGTGAATATTTCATAAACCATTCTTCATAATCTTTGTCACCTCTTGATAATTCTCTAAACTTCTTCGCCTTTTTAGAACGTATATCCTCGAGTGTCTCCTGATACCCATAACAATCAATTCCAAATCTTTGCAAAAGCCCCTTTTGTTTGAATCTATTTTTCATCTGAACATCAAATAAATACTGGGTCATGCACATTATTCTGTTTCTATTGTAATATGACCTATCCACCGACGAGAACGCCATATACATACTTAACATGGTGTCAATTGATGCAATCTTTATAGTCTTCCCACCAACTCTAAAGTTATTATAACTTACACATGCACTTGGTTTGTATAAAAATGCAACTGTATCACGTTCAACAATGATTTCGTAATGGGTAGATATGAGTTCCCCAATTTCTTTATGTGTCTGTATTTTTATTCCCTTAATTCCGGCATCCAACAATCTCTCTTTTATCATAGTTGCACTTTTGTATGGGTCTTCTGATAAGATGTCAAAATCAGGTTGCGAAACATATGATTTCTTCTGATTGGTTGTTAGATACTTGCTGTACAAGTCCATCGCAAATCCACCGAATAATACTACATCTAAATCTGAACTTGCATCTCTAATTGTGTTATAAATTATAGTTGGATCCTGTTTGCCCTCATATCCTCTGGAGAATTCGGATATACATTTCCCACGTTTTATCGGGTGATAGGTGTTCAATAGAATAAGTCGTTTGAGAACCTTTTCCCATCTAGATACATCACCATTAGGACGAGATAATTCAAGATACATCGACATTCTCAGATAATCTGGTGGTGCATACATTATTCCATTCACCTTTATAGCATCCTTTTTAATTGAATTGAATATTTCTGGTACGATATAAGTAATATCTGCAATAGGGGTAAAATTAACGTATAATTTATATGTACCATGATGCATACCGGCCTTTGCCTCAATCTCAATGAATCCTTCTGATGCATATATATCCGCTAACTCTTTCACATCTTTAATTGGGTCTATCGAGAAAAAATCATAATCAGGAATCTCAATGTCTTTATTATAGAACTGCGAATGTTTAGGTAATAAATTATTTATCGCCGTCCCACCATAACAAATTAACTTTTTTTTTTTAAGAAATTCTTCTACAATATGAATCATCTTAATAACATCTTCAGATTTCAATAAACGTTCCCCGACATTCTTTTCTATATTGTCAACTGCCTTTCTCAATATACTCAATTCTTTATCATTATCACTTGCAGAACGGATTGTTTTTACACCAGACATATATAATTGTTACATAATTATTAAAAGTAGGAATGTAATTATATATTTAAATAGTAATTTCCATATTACCCCCAATTTTTACTGTTCTAGATGCTAATGAACTAGTGTCTACGGGTGGTACGACAGTCGTTGTATCAGATGTTCTATATTTATCATTTTTTAATACAAATGATTTATGTACATTGTCAAAATATTTATTATATTTAATCATATTTTCATCATTGGACTGAAAACACATTGCTATAATTTGGATGCCCCGATTAATACAATTGTCCATATCCGGATTCACTGGATATTTCCCCTTAGTTGGCATACATATAGTCATATTTAGTTTATTATGTTCTTCAATATATGTAATATCATCATCAGTTGCATTTACATATATATCGTCATACCGCCGTTGTTGTAAATAGTGTGTACCGCTTGCCATATTTGTATACTCGAATAACTCGGTCTCCTTATACAACGGATTTGTTCCATCCACAATAATAACAACCTTATTCATAAGGTCTACTATAGGAATTTCTCCTAGATTTTTCCCATTATTTTCATATCCGTTTATGGAGGTCGTCAGTAGTTTAGTTCCGAAAGCATCCCGTAGTACTTTGGCGATCTCATCATATACGTATATGAGAGAATCATCTACAATTTTAATCCTAAAATGTAACAATAGTGGATCATCTGGTGCTGGAGAGTTTAATAGGGTGGTTGATACTCTTAGCATTGTATCATGGAAGTCGATGTAATTATACGTGCCTTTAGTTGTGGGTTCATTATCTATATTTGACGATGCTGCGACACATGGTTTACCATCAATTGAATATATTTCAAAATCAAGCAGTCGAGCGCCCTGGTTAATACAATTATCCAGCGCACATAATTCCACATACCCTTTCTTAAAATTATCCAACGCACATGCATTGTACGCAGATTTTATGGTATAGTCTCTTAATAAATGTTTTACGGGAATATTAGCAATCGATTGTATATTTGGATTGATCCTATTTTCATACAAATCCGAAATTTTACTACAATCACCTGATTTATTAGAAGTCAAAGAAGATACCATCACCCCAATTAATGAAACAATTATAAATATAATAATCAATTCAATCATCTATATTATAATATTACATTAACTTAAATAATTTTATACATATCTTATAATGCCGGGTGGACTATTAAATTTGATTTCTGTCGGGAATCAAAATATACATCTCAATGGGAATCCATCAAAGACATTTTTTAAAGGTTCTTTTGCAAAGTATACGAATTTTGGTTTACAAAAGTTTAGACTGGATATGGATGGACAACGGGACATTCGGTTAACCGAACCATCGGTGTTCACATTTAAAGTGCCACGATATGCAGATTTGCTTATGGACACATACATATCTATAGACATTCCTTCTATATGGAGTCCGATCCATTACACAGATGAGGGAAAATGGGTACCATATGAGTTTAAATGGATTAAGAATCTGGGAACAATGATGATAGATGAGGTTAGACTAATGATAGGTGGTCAAACTATACAGAAATTATCAGGACATTATATTCATAACGTTGTTTCACGTGACTATAATGTAACAAAAAAGGAATTACACGACCGAATGACAGGAAACACTCTAGATATTTATGACCCTGCAAATTATACCGGAAGATATGGGATGTATCCAAATGCATACCCCAGTTCATCATTGGATACGGTGTCGGAACCATCCATACGAGGTCGCGAGTTACTAATTCCACTTAACGCATGGTTTACAATGACATCTAAAATGGCACTGCCTCTTGTAAGTCTCCAATATTCAGAAGTAAAAATAGAGGTTACAATTCGCCCAGTCCAGGACCTGTTTACTATTTTAGATGTGGAGAGTGAAAGTGGTGTAGAGAGACAACGAATACGACCAAATTTCTCAAATGGGTTACATAGTTTTTACAGATTTCTCCATCCACCCGATAACTCGTTGGGTATTTACAGTGATACACGAACATCATGGGTACCAGACATCCATCTTATATCCACCTATGGTTTCCTAGACGAGGACGAAATACGCATATTTGCAAATGAAAATCAGAGATATTTGATAAAGGAGGTGCATGAGGTAAAATTTAATAATGTTGTCGGAACACAACGATTAGACTTGAAAAGTTTGGGTATGGTAACAGATTGGATGTGGTATATTCAGCGATCTGATATTAAAAGTAGAAATGAATGGAGCAATTATTCAAATTGGAAGTATAGTGGTGTATTACCGAGTGGAGTGATGACGTCCGATGCAACTAATTCGGTTGAACTATATGAGGATGACGCCGCAACCGATCCAGTGTTCCCATTAGTAGACGATAATGGAAATGACATATATATTACCGGTCCATATAGTTACGAGAATGTGAAGAAAATAATGACCCGATGCGCTATTATTTTTGATGGAAAATATAGAGAAAATGAGATGAATCCTAGTATATTTGAATGGATTGATAAATATTCTCATACAAATGGCAATGGTCCAGAATGCCTATATTCATATAGTTTCTGTCTCAATACTGACCCATATGTATCTCAACCATCTGGTGCGATTAATATGACGAAATTCAAAAAGATAGAGGTTGAAATATCAACGATAGAACCTCCATTAGATCCAAATGCGGCGACATATAGTATATGTGGTCCAGATGGAGGTGTCATAGGTGTAAATAAGTCAACGTGGGACATATATCAGTATACATATGATGTCAATTTCATAGAACATAGGTATAATATATTAGATATCTCGTGTGGAATGGCATCCCTTATGTATGCAAGATAACTGCACTATGATAAATTGAAATAATATGAATCATGTTTGGATTTATATTATTGAGATATGAGTGAAATGAATAACACCATAAACGAACGTGGATGTGTAACAAAACACTATACATTAACTGCAAAAAACGACAATTGTATATATCAGACAGAGAAATGGAGTACACTGATCTCTAGTGGATGTTATGTACAATATGAGGTTACCCTTAATTGTTACTCAGGCACGTTTGAGATAGAAGTTACAGATGATGATTATGAATTGTTATTGAATAATGAAGACGATATTATCATAAATAACATACCAGGAGCAATATGTGTGGAAGTTACAAATGGATGGAGATACGACGAGTGCATTGTAGATAAAGAGAAATATACATCGAGTGAATTAAAAGAACTACATACACTTTTATATGTTGACACGGAAAACCCAGATGATGAAGAAGTAGATATAGATACATTGGAACAGAATGGATGGACAATGGACGACACTATTTACTCTATAACAAATGGGGTCGTGTTAACAATATGATATTTTAATATCATCACATTACTAATTTTATATTTAGGTGCTGTTAACACACATTGTATTGAGAAGACGATTAACAAAGTACATAAAGAATACATTGAGTGAGAATGTCATTGATGTTACAAGGAAATGAGAATCGACCTTTTTAGGGGAGGATACAACGGCGTAGACAATCCCTATAATAGACATCACGAACGATACTCCGAAAAATACCGAAAGAATATAAAAATATAGGCAATATTCCTGGGAGAGGGGACCAAAGTAAGACATCAAATCGTTCATTATATATTAACACAATATTTTATTGATACATAAATTAATAAATAATAAGTAAATAAAAATTACTAATTATTCCCTATAATTTGAATGCTAACATTTTAGAAATGACGTCTTACTCTTCTATTTCTAAAGCCTTGGGTGACAGTCGCGGGTGGAGGGTCAGGGTCAGGGTCAGGGTCAGGGTCAGGGTCAGGGTCAGGGTCAGGGTCAAGGTCAGGGTCAACGGGTTCATCAGCATTGGTTCCATTGACCCCCATGTTTGCTCCGCCTTCTCTAAATCCCTCTCGCGAACTCATTGTAACTAGTGCACACAAAAACCCTATAAATGGAAGCGCCAGTAGTAACCACGATATCTGTGTAAACCCATTCTTACATAGAGAATCAAGAACAATAGTCCAAAATACAATAATAATACCTTTGAATAAGAAAACAAGACCAGTATTTTCCACATTCATTTTATAACCACAAAAGGTATAAGATTTGGTTTTACCCGCATTCTGGAACATTGCAATAACAATTGCTAAAATAGAAATAATCAGGTAAATATAAGCGGGGGTACATAATTCCTTAATGATTCTCATATCGTTTGGTGTCATATACTTGCGGGATACCTTAGGTGGCGGGAAATTTCTCGAACGAGGCATATATATAACTCATATATATTTATTTTATTCTATATCAACATGGGTCAATAAATGACGTCTGCAACACTGGCGAGTTAATCCAAGTTCATCCATCACGATACCTTCTGGTGTCTTGTCCTTTGTATTTTCTGTAAGATATACAACATTATCAGAATTATATTCTCCTTTTTTTGCCTTTAATTCTGATACTTGTCTTTTAAAGAACCGGTATTTATCTGCTATAACATTTCCACAGGTGAAACATTTGATTGGGATAATCATTTTAGGTGTTATATGTTAATATTTTAAATATCAATTTTATTTATCATTCATAAAATTATGGATTAGTACGTCAGACGATTTATTAACAATTTTTCCCGCAAGTGTACAATTTTCGTATATACCACGTAACATTCCGATTGGCGCTGTAGTACCCGTTTTGATTATGTTGTTTCTCTTAAGGGTTCTTTTTATATTGGCAATGCTGTGTTTTTTTATTGACGTTATTTCTTTATCTATATTCTTTTTTAGATTTATATTTTTCAATAATATTCCTATTTTTCTACCGTGTATTCCTATACTATGCCTCATTGTTTTGTTTATAGATGCACATATCATCTTTTTGCCTGAATTATCAATTGGTTGGTTATTATCTGGTACGCGGTCCCGAAGTGATCTAGTTTTTTTCCAAGACCGATATGTAGGTTTATTTCCCTTTCTCAATATACCATATGGTGGATCAGGGTTTAATGTCGTCTTCTCTAGTGGTACATTGTTGTCATATACAGAATGAATATCATTTGGGTTATCGTGTAGCGGCATACAAACTACTGATTCATCAAATGACTCCGTTTTTATAGGTATATCATCAACTTTATTATGTGACGTGTCATCAGGTGCAATGTCTCTTGGCGATAACGCGATTTCTTTAGAGACCGCAACGGAATCTTTTATACTAGATAATTGATTGTCATTTGTATCCAATGGCACTATTTTAGGTGTAGATGAGTCAGATGTTGTAGGATGTGATTCAACGGACAATTCTTTGGTGTTATCATGTTTACTAGAATTTAACATTTTGAAATAATCAATAGACGAACCAAACTCATCAATATCATTTGTTTCGTTATCACCTTTTATTTTACCCAATAATGCGGCATTTGCACGTGGGTCACGTTTACGATTCCTACTATTCGACTTATTTGCCTTGCGTGGTTTATCAAACCCTTCACTAATTTTGATTGTTTTCATTCCATCTTCCATATAAACCATAACAATATATTATGAATTAGGTATGGAACTAATTGTTACCATCGGTCTTTTTTAACATTTATTTGTGGTCCCTTAGACTTTCTGTTATCTCTGGGGTTATATGCCTGTGTGTCGTCATCATCCGAGTCTATATCCTTCGATAACTCCCAATATTCTTTTGACCCCAATTTAAAATCTTCGTGATTTTGCGCCTTATACCAGAAAATCTGTTCTTGGATTTTATTTGATTTTGAGTTATTATCTATCACTAGACACTCGAAGTTTTCCGTACATTGATCCATAACTTGTGTGAATGATTCAAATGTTGGAAACATACCAGCATAATTTTCCCATATCCGTTTCCTATTGTTTATATATGGTTCCCGTAGGATAAAGACGTAATCTATATTTGTTCTTAGATTTGGTGGTATACCAAGCGGATACTGCATTGTAATGATAAGCATAACTTTCCAGTGTCTACCATTCATAAAAAGTAGTCTCATCATTTTATCTTTTGTCCATGAACCATCATATAGACAATCGTCAAGAATCACAAATGCTCTAGGGTCTATTTTGGTTGGACGTTTGTGCATTTCTTCGTCTTTTTTTATTCCCTTTAATACTATTTTCTGCCGCTTTAGAATATTTTCTATAATGGATGTATTGTACTCGTCGTGTATAAATAGTTTAGGAACGTGTTTACTGTAAAAACCATTTCCTGCTTCTGTGCCAGAAATCACCGTTCCAATAGGAATATTTTTGTGGTGGTAAAGGAGATCTCTTACTAAAAAACTTTTGCCAGTATCTCTCCTACCAATTAAAACCACTACAGGTCCTTTATTCTCATCTGGTCTAAAACTGATTTTTTTCATATCAAATTTGTTAAGAGACAGTTCATTCATATAGAATAATATAGTAATTTAAATAAACATATAACGCATATAATATGTTTGTTAATCCATATTTATTTGGTTATGAAATATATGGATATTAATTCAACATTAAATATTATGGATGTTTGTGAATATAACCCAATACATACATTAATTGGGTGCAATTATAACAACCAGATTCCAACAATGAAGATAGATGGTTCTGATATTGGAAATGTACAGACTACAGATGGAAATAATGTTCACATTAAACTTTCCCCTTTACTGGACCCACTGAAATATATGTCTGGATCATACGATACAACTGACACGAATTTATTCAATATACCACACACTGATAAAAGTGAAAATTGTCACACCAAGATTATGAATCCATTTAATAGTGCATATGTCGATGCATTATTTTATAACCTATCTAGTCGAGTGAATGATAAATATAATATTCCACATTGTGTCAAGTATTATGGTGAATACAGTGGTGTAAAAAAAGAGTATAATATAAATCTTGAAGATGATATAGAATATATATGCGATTCTGAATTTTTCGTAAAAAATAACGGGACTCTATTCAACGTTGATATCCCAAACGAAGATGTAAAGACGTTGCCTCGTGTTACCATAAGCGATAATATAGAACTTAATGATGTATGTGAAATCAGTGATTTAGATGACTTAATGTCGGGACTTTCGGTTGATAAGGTGAAAGACCATATATGTGTTGGAAATGATGACACTATACACCTCGAATCTGACGCTGATTCGGATTGTTCGTCTAAATCATCTAACACCGACCCAAATTATGATGAAGCAGATGATTTATTATGTGAAAGTGACGAAGAGTCATCGGACTCAGATTCATCTATAGGGTGTGACGCAGTTCTTAAATCATTCCCAGTTCATGCAATATATATTGAGAAATGCAAAGGTACGCTAGACGACATTATGCCTTCAATTGATAACAACGAATGGGAATCAGTTGTATTTCAAATTTCAATCACTCTGGCAATCTATCAAAAACTTTTTGATTTCACACATAATGACTTGCATACAAGTAATATTATGTACATCAATACAGATGTTAAATTCTTGTATTATAAGTTTATGGGAAGACATTACAAAGTCCCCACTCACGGGAAAATATATAAAATAATCGATTTCGGTAGAGCAATATATCGATTAGAAAATAACCTAATATACAGCGATAGTTTTGAATCTGACGGTGATGCGTACGGACAATACAACTTCGGACCAATTAAAAATGATAGCGGTGTAGATATAGAACCCAATAAAAGTTTTGATTTGACCCGATTAGGATGTTCTATTTATGATTTTGTCATTGATGACGTAGAAAACGGGGAAGATTCTGGCATAAAGAAACTAATATGTGAGTGGTGTTTAGATGATGATGGAAAAAATGTTTTGTACAAAAAAGATGGGTCCGAAAGATATCCGGGATTTAAATTATATAAAATGATATCCAGGAAAGTTCATAAGCATACACCTGAGAATGTCATTAGTAACAATATATTTGATAAATTCATTATTTCCAGGAAAAACATTAAGAATAAGAATATTCTAAATATAGACAATATGGAATTTAACTAGGTATAGGATAATTATAACAATAATATTTATTATAAGTATATTATATAAGATGATGAAAAAGGTGTTGGCAGCAGCAATCGTATTCATAGTGTTGATGTATATTGCTATTAGTATGTTTGGGAAGAATAATACAATAGGCAAATATGCAGTAGCAACCGATATGCAGGAGATAAAACCAGTCGATATACCTGAGGGTGAAACTGGAAATGATTCAAAGTATACATACTCAATGTGGATTTACATCGATGATTGGAGTTATCACTTTGGTGATAAGAAGGTTATACTTAATAGGAAGGACCCTATTAGTCCTCAACACTACCCAAAAATTTATCTTGGTGAGCGTAACAATGATTTAACGATATCTATGACATGTCTTCCTACTGACATTAATCCCGACTACACTAACGAGGAATGTACAATTAACAATGTGCCAATACAATCTTGGGTACATATAGCAATTAGTGTATTCGGAAGGACAATGGATACATATATGGATGGAAAACTCGCAAGAACGTGTGTATTTGATGGTGTACCTGTGACCCCATCTACATCAAGCAGTATACTTATTACACCAGGTGGTGGGTTTAGTGGTTATACGGCGGGTGTACAATATTTCCCTGATGCAAAAAATCCATACGAGATATATAATATATATAAGAAGGGATATAATGGTACAAGTGGTATGTTTGAAAGTATATTCGGACGATATACAGTAAAGGTTAAAATTGTCGACAAAACTGCCAAACAAACCGCATAATGTTTTATTATGGATAACATTGATATAGAATTATATTACTTGTATTTACGGCAAGTAATACAAATAAGAAAATTAAATATTTATGTAGGTATAATATATGGATGATATATATATGGATGATATGTTAGAAAAGGTTACTCCTGCAACGACAGTATATTCGAATGAAATAACCAAATTCCTCAATTCCACATCCGCGGTTGATATAAGTGTATTCTTTTTTATCACGTTGGTTATAATGGTTATACTTTTACAGGTGATAATATACATATTCTCGTCTAATTTTGTTCCGTCTGAATCTCCTACTCTCATAAATGGTATGATATCAGGGACAGAAATTATTACTATTACACAAGATCCAAGTCTAAAAAGGTCGATACCAATCAAACGTTCAACGAATAATGATGGTATATCATTTACGTGGTCTACTTGGTTGAATATAAAGAACATAACTGACCAAGATGACGCCGGTAGAAGCAGATATGCGAATATTTTTCACAAGGGTGATGGCAGAACCATACCGTCTTCTGTAAATAAGGATATGTCAGGTATTTCCGAACCAAATAATGCACCTGGAATGTATATAGAAAGAGGAACAAATAATATCGCTGTCATTATGAATACGCACCTCAAAATCTATGATATGGTGATACTCAGAAATATACCTATAAATAAGTGGTTCAATATTGTAATACGTGTATCTAAACAACACACTATGGATATATATATAAATGGTAAATTGGTGAATCGTCACATTTTACGCGGTGTACCAAAACAAAATTACGGCAATGTACACGTTGGTGGATTTGATGGATATATATCATCCCTTAGATACTTTGCAAGTGAATTAAGTTCAGTTGAGATTAACGATATAGCAATGGATGGTCCAAATCTTACACCAATATCAAACGATTCGGATTCTGCGACTAGTCCAACAAAGGGTGGACAATATCTTGCACTTCAATGGTTCCTCTCCGGACAGAACTACTAAATTATATCTGTTCTTCTAGATAGTCATTTGATATTCCACCTTTTCCAAGTTCTACTTCCTCATACCTGGTATCCGTATTAATATTTAGTGGTGATTGTCCTTCTGACCCAACAGATGATGAAGAAGAAGAAGAGGATGATATGGTTGATTCGGTATTATTTGCTTTTTTATAATTAAACATCTTTTTTTTAGGCGGAAGTTTGAGTAATTTATCACTGAACGAATTTTTCATTAGATTACTTTCTTGGAAAAGTAACCTATATCTATCATAAAAATCGTCCAGGATTTTATTTGCATCATCGTCTCTATTTGATTTATCTAAATTAAGCACCTTGTATATATCGGTTGCTAATGAATAATATTGTTTCGATTTCTCGAGTTCGTTCTCTATATTTTCCTGTAATTTCAAATATAATTCCATTGAATTTATGATACCAACTACAAGAGAAATTAGACATGTAATTGCTGAAATGTGTTGTTGTGCAATATAACTCTGTAATCCAACGGATGAAACTGACGCGACAGATGCGAGTATTATCGTTGGTATACGGAAATAACTAGATATTCTCTTATAATAAAAATATGCCTGTTTATGTTGACCACTCATATATACACAATTAATTCGTATTTGGTCTAATATGCTTTCAATATCCGTTGTCCATCTACTCATATAACATTATGAATGATAATATTTATGGTTGCTTATTTACTATATAATATTTTTAACTGATAATATTATATAACAATGAGTATAGACGAACAGAATGAGACAATTCATACATGTAAATATACGAATAATGTATTGACCCCATTAGGGTCAAGAGATACTGGTTCAACAATATCATTATTGAATAATCCAACGTATAAAACCGATCGTAAAGAAAATATTCTCAAGTATAAAAATGTTAACATTACAAATAAGCGTATGTATGCCCGTGCTATTAGAGGATACCACGCAAATCGTAATACAATTGGGGTCCAGTCTGTCAAATTAACAAACCCAAATGTGAAAGGTCTCAGAAGAATTATCAATAGACTCATATGTGCTAGATTAACTAATTAGGGTACCATATTCATCTTGATTGTACCATGATGTCTATAAATACTGTCCCAGTTTACATCATCTATCGTGTAACGTTCAATATCATCATATTTTTCACGAATCGTTATCCTTGGAAACTCATAAGGGTCCAATTTGATTTGTGTTTGCAGTGGTTCGATATGTTCTTCGTATATGTGAACATTTCCGAGAAAATATACAAATTCGTCTGCAATTAGATCACAATGTCTCGCTAAAATATGGGTAAGGAATGAATAAGACGCAATATTAAATGGGACACCCAGACCAACGTCACAACTTCTCTGGTATAATGCACACGATAAATATTTACCTTGTCTTACATTGAATTGTGCCATAATGTGACATGGAGGCAATGCCATTTCTTCAATCTGTTCTGGATTCCATGAAGAAAGTACCAGTCTACGAGATGTTCGTTGAGTTGGGTCCTTTAAACTTTTTATAATATTTAGTAATTGGTCTATGCCTTTACCGCTGTAATCACTTTCACAATTCTCATATGGTGCATTGAAATGTCGCCATTGGTGACCATATACAGGACCAAGGTCACCTACCATATTTTCAGTTAATCCCCTATTATCTAAAAACTCGCGGGTAGAATTACCATTCCATATATTAACATTGTCTTTATTTAATTCAACATTGTTCGTTGAACCACGTATAAACCACCGCAATTCGTTGAAACATGTTTTCCATGCAACCCGTTTTGTTGTTAATAGAGGCATTACACCATTCTTTAATGAAAATCGCATTGAGTAACCAAATAGAGATAATACCTTGCCATTTCTAGATATTTCTTCAGACCCTTTATCTAAAATATCGCGAATTAATTGAATATATTGATTTTCTTCATGCGCCATATAGTAATTCATACATTAAAAATGATTCATATTATCTAATTGATTTTAATAAAATTGAACCAATTCATATAATATGAATTAAGTACAAGAACCATGCCTTTATCATATGAAGAATTTGTCAACGAGATGGGTAAACGATGTCGCACGGATACCCACCTTTTGCGGTTGTTGTCTACATTTGATTGGAATAGTGACGATTATGAAGATTGTCTATATTTTGACTTAATATACACAATCAATTGTTATTCTCGTAATGAAACAGATGAGTACAAGGTAATGGACATTTATGAGAGGATGTTGGCAGATGTTATTCGCAACGGATATGGTCACATACTTGATCGATTGGTGATTCATCGTGATAGATTGTTTAAATTCTGGTATATAAAGATAATAATGCCAAATGCTTAATAATTATCAGATTTCCATTCTTTCCATCGCTCGGGATCTACAACGCCATTTACCATAATATATGTTTGCATATCCTTCCATTTTTCAATGGTTCGCCTAAATTCGGGGGTCGATTTGTCAATTTTCCGGTGTCGAGCATATTCATATGGAGAATGGTAACAAAATCGAACTGGGTCTGGATTTACAGGTTCGGTCAAATTGTCGATTACGTACCCGTCATTTGTGTATCGTCCAGTGACATCAGATACGGTGTACAATGAAAGAGAATCGTATGTTCCACTCCTTATACCTGTTGGAACACCCGTTTCAGCGTGGAGTATCATAGTACCTACCCCTCGCATTGGATATCCAATTCGTCGCCTATAATAAACTTTTTCATCAGGATCTTGATATTTAATATCTGTATCCTGTGGCATTGACTCAATATCTAGACAAGGCATTTACAATTAACATATGGTATATGTTTAAGTATATATATTACAATTAATTTCAATTGTTAAATTAATATGAACAAATCACTTGATATCTCAGAATATACGCTTGACGATATATTGAAATTATTCAGGATAGAACCGAATTGTATTAATGAAGATAATATGAAAAAAGCAAAAAAAATAACACTTATGACACATCCGGATAAATCTGGAAAAAGTCCAGATATATTCATATTTTTCTCTAAGGCGTATAATATATTAAATGAAGTGTATAAGTTGTCTATTAGGAAAACAAGAGTGAAAGACCAAGAATACGAAGATGTATTACCATCTGAAGTGATAAATAAGTTACTTGCCACGGACAATTTCAATGCATTATTTAATGAAATGTGGAACAAGGCATCATCTGCGAATGAGACAACTGGTCACGGTAAATGGTTATCCTCAGATTCTGATTTTTATGGAAATGATGACAAAAGTGCAGATAAAATAAGAAATGATATAAGGGGGAGACAATTAGCAGTTCGCACTGAACCAGAGGCAATGTGCAATTCATTTGGCACCGAATTGGACGGGTCACAAAGTGCACAAACTGGTAAATATGAAGACATCCGCAAGGCATACACCGAAACTATAGTTGGTGTAACAAACGACGATTATAATAGTAAAAGAAAGTATAATAATGTGGATGAACTTGTACGAGACAGGGCAGCCAATATAGACATAGGAAACGACCATGAGGTAAAATTGGAAAGACAAAAATATAAATCAGGTGAAGATGATACCAGAATCATATACGAAATGGTGAAACAGGATGAAAATAATAAACGATTCATAGATACCGCTATTTCACACGTAATGCGATTATGTAACTAAGTCACATCATATTTTGTATCCATAGTTTTATAATATTTGGATCGCCGTTGCAAATACCATTATCGTGTAGATACCATTTCTCGCGTTTATGTGGTTCCCATAATAGAAATGCAGGTATTCCATTGACCATCCTGTGTTTTTTCAGGGTTGTATATATTTCAACCGATTCATCTACATTAAGGTCAATAATAATAAATTTACTATCCAAATTATAGGTTTTTTTAATGTTATTCCATGCAGGAGTTATTCGGGTGCACGGTCTACACCAGTCTGCATATAATCGCACAATTACCTTCTTATTCTCAATAATACCATTCTCTAATACTGCCATTAAGTGTTCAATATCCATTACGATATAATATATTGTTATATTTAAATCCCCTGTAGATTATACTATTGCGATAATCCAATTATTTTAAATATAATCTATTATTAATGTGTGGTATTTTTGGGATAATTAAAAACAAAGGTGATGTGAGAGCACAAATTCTAACCGGATTGAAACAACTACAGAATCGAGGGTATGACTCTTGTGGTACAGGTCTAATGGGAAAAAATGAATTTATAATACATAAATATTCACAAGATATTCCTAAAAATATAGATGCATTAGAGGAATTGGATAAAGAATTAAGCAAATTAGATTACAATGAATACAATATAGGTATTGGACATAATCGATGGGCAACGCATGGGGGAAAGACCGATATTAACGCCCATCCACACGTTTCAACATCAGGTACATTTATAATTGTTCACAATGGTATAATTGAAAATTATAATAGTATAAAGGATAGATTGGTCCGTGAAGTGGATTATACATTTTACTCGAGCACAGACACAGAAGTAATAGTAGCGTTACTTGAATATTATTATGATAAAACAAATAATACACCAGAATCCATAAAAATGACCATTAATGAATTAAGTGGCACGTATGGATTGGTCATATTAAATAGTAACGAAAGTGACCGAATCTATTGTGTTAGAAATGGTTCACCTATATTAGTAGGATTATCAAGCGACGAATGTATCATAACATCAGAACAGAGTGGATTCTGCAACAACATTGAAAATTACATAACGTTAGAGAATGACGACATTTGTTGTATTTCTTGTACTAATACGGTAATATCTATGACAACGTCTGGTAAATATACAAAACGAAATACGACAAATTTTAAAAGGGACTTTACACCTGCACCATATGATCACTGGACGATAAGGGAAATACACGAACAATCAGTCATTGTACAGAATGCAATAAATCTAGGAGGGCGAATCAAAAGTGAAAGTGGTGTTAAACTGGGCGGACTTGATACCAACATTGAAGAGTTGGAACACATTGAACATATAATAATATTAGGATGCGGTTCGTCATTTAATGCAGGGGAATGTGGTGCTTATTTTATGAAATTATTGTGTAACTTTACTAGTGTTCAAGTAATAGATGGTGCAGAATTGACACATTGTGATTTACCAAAGAAGGGGAAAATTGGATTTATATTAGTGTCGCAATCAGGCGAAACAAAGGACCTGCATCGATGCATGGGCGTCGCACTGGAAAAAAAAATAACGACAATCGGGGTAATCAATGTGGTAGATTCAATGCTTGCGCGTGAAACTGATTGTGGAATATATTGTAATTGTGGTGTTGAAGTTGGAGTTGCTTCAACCAAATCATTTACGTCTCAAGTGGTTTGTTTGTCATTGGTTGCATTGTGGTTTTCAGAGAAACAATCGATGCATTCAAGTCTCCGAAGAAAAGTAATTACGAGTTTGAGAAATCTATCAAATGACATAACGGTTACATTAAAAAACGTATCCCCACATATACCTCAAGCGATAGAGAATATGGACTTATTAAATACAAATAGTATGTTTATATTAGGTAAAGGGTGTGACTACTCTATATCCAATGAGGGTTCACTTAAAATAAAAGAACTCACTTATATCCACGCAGAAGGATATTCTGCAAGTGCATTGAAACACGGACCATTTGCACTTTTAACAAAGGAAACACCAGTACTTCTTTTAAATTGTGACCAAATGCATACAGATAAGATAATGAATTGTTACGAAGAGGTATCAGCGAGGAATTCTCCAATATTATTCATTACCAATAGATGTGCGGGATCAATGGAAAATGTCATACGGGTAGAAAGAAATGAATATTACGGATTTATATTAGGATTGATACCATTACAATTATTATCTTATTATGTAACTATTAAAAAAGGTTACAATCCAGATAAACCAAGGAACTTGGCAAAGGTTGTAACCGTCGAGTAATTCCCATAGTTATATAATATTTAAATGTAATGTGATTTAAATAGTCAAATGGATATCTGTCCACAACACATATCCAAATCGGCATATTATTCGATTATATTCATATCACAAT